ACGCCAAGACGATCCGAGTGTGGGGCACCACTGCCGGGCTCGGCCAACTCGCCATCAATGGCCCGACCACCAAGACGATCTGCGATCCCGCTGGCACCGTTCGGATGCACATTCTCGGCGTGGTGGCGACGTTGGATACGCAGGTGACCGCATGGTGAGCGTGATGGCATCCCTCGGCGAGGACGCCCAAGCCACCTACGGCAACGGCTACGGCAACGGCTACGGCTACGGCTACGGCTACGGCGACGGCTACGGCAACGGCGACGGCTACGGCGACGGCGACGGCGACGGCCACGGCCACGGCGACGGCGACGGCGACGGCTACGGCAACGGCTACGGCAACGGCGACGGCTACGGCTACGGCGACTGAGCGAAACCACCCGATGACCACCGACCAGGAGCCAACGACATGAGCACCAACCGCAGCAACGAACTCGGCCGAGCCATCCTCAAGGCGCTGAAGATCCCCGAGGAGTGGGCGACCACCGTCACGCTCACCAGCCGAGTCGGGAAGCCCGAAACCGTCTCAGTCACGTTCCACGCCTGGGACGCCGACACCAGCGAGATGACCACCACGACCCGCACATGGATCGAAGTCGTCAACGAGGAGCCTGCCCGATGAGCACACGGACGCCGCAAACCATCGCCGCCCACATCACCACCGCACTCATCCCCGCCATCACCACTGTCCGTGAAAAAATGCGCATGACTGCATGGTCATGCAAACCATCGGCGACTCGTCGGGTTCGCTCGCAGTGTCTCGTTGCGTCCGGCGCCGGCTGCGTAGTTGCATGTGGAGGCTTCGGGGGCGATCCACGGGCCGGGTGGCGGTCGTCGTGTGACCTGCACCCAGGGTGGCGGGTCGACCCATCCGTCGATGGTGTGGCCGCCTGTCCATGTTGGGCGTTTGCCGTCGTGGTGTGGCGGGTGCTGGTCGAGCGTGAGTCCGTCGCGCCAGCAGACTGCGTCGGGGTTGGCGGCGGCGAGTGCGCAGACCTTGCGGGCGGTGTGGAGGTGGGTGCCGGCGTGGTGTCGTGGCCTTCGTGCTGTCATGCGCTCGACCCGGTGGGGAGCGTCACGGCTGGCACATTGGCGTGACTGTAGCAGCATTGTTGGCGGGTGTGGTGGATAGGTGCTGCGTGTTGTGTCATTCGGGCCGTGCGACATTGAGCGACGTCGTTGAGGTGATGTAGGTCGGGCGGAAGTGAATCCATCGGCCGTCACGTTGGTATTCCCATTCTTGGGGTCCGTCATCGGTGGTGATCACGTCGAGCCCGCCGACAGGGGGGCGTGCCGGTCTGGTTGGCGTGCGGATGGGTCGCATTGGGTAGCGGCGTTGGCGTGGGATGTTCATGGGTTCATCCTTCGTGTCGGGTGCGTCGGTTGCGGATCTCGCAGGCCATGCATTCGCGTGCGCCTGGTGTGCGTCTCGGTCGTGTCCAGCATTGCGGGCAGAGCTGCTGGTAACACGAGTCGCAGATTGTGGCGTGGTGTTCGGCGCCGGTGTCGGGGTGGCGGCGGCCGTGGGTGCCGCGGTAGTTGTCACAGCCGGTGGTGGTGCAGCGTGCGGCTTCGGTGAGGGTGTCGGGTGGGTCGATGTCGTCGAGGTCGTGTTCGCGTGCCCAGGCGCGGGCCCGGCTGGCGCGTCGTGCGGCGTGGATGACTGCGGCGGTGGCGACCTGTACGCCCTCCACAGCGTCGGTGAGGTCTTCCCATGCCACTTGTGGGTCTTGCGTCGCTCCTGGGCACACAGGCGGCAATCAGCGCCTCCGTGGCGGTGGTGAGGCGTGCTCGTAGGCCGCTGGTGATGGGTGGCCAGTCGGGGTGCGGGTGCAGCCGGTCGATGGTTTCGGTGAGGTCGAGCCAGTAGCGGCTGATGCGGTCGAGTTCGCAGCCGATGTCTTCGGTGGTGGAGGTGCCGATGCCGCCGGTGTTGCCGCCTGCGCCTTGGCGTGGTCTGCCGGCGGCCGCGGTGTGGTGTTCGCGGCCGAGTGAGGCGGCGATGGCGGGCATGTCGACGTTGGCGAGGTTGATCGCTGCGCCTTGGAGGCGGGTGATCAGGTTGCCGGGGTGTCGGCCGAGTTGGCCGGCGGTGGTGGTGATGGCGGGGATGAGTGCGGTGGTGATGTGGGCGGCGATCGACTGCGGGGTTCGGGTGCTCATCGGGTGGGCTCCTCGACTTCGCGCCATGTGCGGGTGGTTCGGGTCATCTCGCTGGTGTCGGGGTTCCATGCGTGGAACACGACGGTGACGGTTTCCAGCTCGCCGGGCACGCTGTGGAGCGTGAGCTCCCCTGCCCAGTCGGGTGAGATGTCGAGCGCCTTGAGGATCGCATTGCCGAGTTCGTTGGTGCGGTTGGTGCTCATGCGTCGGCCTTGCGCTCGGGCAGCGTCACTTGCACGGTGTCGCCCGGCCACCATCGCTCGGTCGGGTCGGTGGGTTGCCATGCGAAATCAATGCCGTAGCCATGGGCGCGAACCTTGATGCGCACGTTCATGTAGCGGGAGTGCTGTTCGCCGTAGGTGGTCACGTCGAGCTGTTGGGCTTCGATGGCGTACACGGTGAGGGTGACTGTGCGCTCTGGGTCGGGTTGGGTGCTCATGTCGTTGGCTCCTGGTCGGTGGTCATCGGGTGGTTTCGCTCAGTTGCCGTCGCCGTAGCCGTTGCCGTTGCCGTAGCCGTCGCCGTTGCCGTAGCCGTTGCCGTAGCCGTCGCCGTCGCCGTTGCCGTAGCCGTAGCCGTTGCCGTTGCCGTTGCCGTTGCCGTTGCCGTTGCCGTAGCCGTTGCCGTAGCCGTCGCCGTTGCCGTTGCCGTAGCCGTAGCCGTAGCCGTAGCCGTTGCCGTTGCCGTTGCCGTAGCCGTAGCCGTTGCCGTAGCCGTTGCCGTTGCCGTTGCCGTAGCTGTTGCCGCCAGTGACGACCCTACCCGGTATAAGCCTGACCCAGTGAAGTGGTGTCATAGTGCTCTCCTGACCCGGCATCAGCCATACTTCCGCATCGCGGCGAAGGCATTGGCCATGGCCTTCTAGTCCTCGAAGTAGGGCACCGCGGCCTCGGTGACAGCTCCAGCGTACTTGTACACAGCACGGCGCAGCGTCTCCAACTCCCGGTCGAGCTCACAGCGCTTGGACATCCGCCGGACCAGTTCGCTCCAGCCCTCTGGACCTGATGTCAGATACTCGCTGACCTCACAGTGGGACCAGTCATAGGGGGGCTTACGCCACACGTCACCCTGACGGGGGTCCAGACCGATCCTGATCTGGGTGGTCAGCCAGACCTTGAACTGGTTGTAGCCCGTCTCCTCAAGGGCTGCCTTGGTCAGCTTCTTGTCGAGGGTGGTCAGCTCGAACGGCTCAGACCCACCCAACAGGGTCCACTTGTCGTCGACCTTGCCGAGAGTGGCGAACTGGGGGGTGTGGTAGTAGTGGCCGCCAACCTGAGTGACGTTGTCCGGCAGAGGGTGGGACCGATCCGACCAGTGAGCATGGACACCAGACCCCCAACCAAGGACAGCCTTGACAAAGGCGCAGGTCGAGACCGAAGCGTAGGGCTCAAGGTCCAATGTGCCATCGGTGTTGAACGTCAGCACGTCAGTGGACCACAGACAGAAAGCAATGCCACCATTAGGCAGCTGACGGATGGTCTGGCTATCATTGCCCCTCCTGTAGAGGGGCCGGGTGTTCTGGTCACGACGACCACGGATCGGCTTGATGCCCTCCCACTTGGAGAGGGCCGTGTCGTAGTCGGTGATGTTGAGGGTGTTGAACGATGCTGAATACATGTCAGAGGGCCTTTACGTTGAGGGTGCTGTCGAGGAGCCACTTGTAGACAGTGGACGGGCTGAGGTTGTTAAGGGCAGCAACTTCCTTAACAGGGAGGCCATCCACCTTAACAAGGCACAGCACTCTGGCTCTCGTTGTATCAGCCAGTCCATAGGCTGGGTGATAGTCGGGGACTATCATGGCATAACGAGTGGCTCGGTCCTCTGATGTAAAGGCAAACCTCACAGTGCCACCTCTACAGTAGCCATGCCGGGGTTGAACCGGATGTTAAGATGGGTCAGGTCGTAGGTCCGCTTCAGTTCATGCCGGTCGCAGACAGTGATCAGGCAGTTGTTAAGGGGGGACGACTGGTCAACCACGATGAAGTCATGGCCTACGGTGTAGTCGTAAAGGGCGTCCTGTTGGCTGATGTAGGAGCGGTGTAAAGGACGGACCGAGAGGGTCTTGGTGTTAAGGGCAGCGGAGAGGTTGGCGAGTTTGGTCCAGCGGTTAGCCATGATAGGGGTCCTGTCGATGTGTATGTGTTAAGTTCGATGCTGGACCGGAGTGATTCGGTGAAACTCGGCCAGCTCCACCAACATGGCGAATGGCGTCGGCGATGTCAAGTTTTGGGGGGAAGGGGGGTAGTATGGGACTACCTCGTCTTGGGTATAGGTTCACCGTAAACCGTGGGGGTTCTAGCGTAGTAGTCGCGCAGTCGTGGGTTATCCTTACGGAAGCTGGGGGCTGTGCGGGCAGGTATCCACTTTACATTACCGGGCCCGTACCACTTGGTCTTGTCAAGGTGTACGAGAAAACACCCTGACTTAGGGGGACCAACGTCGGCTGCCATGGCGGCAATGTCCTCCCTCCATGCCTTACATATACCCAGCACATCCATGGATGTGGACTCATAAGGAAGCCGGGACACGGCGTTTGCAAGGGCTTGCCTTAGGTAATAGTGGGTCATCGGTGGCCTCCAGAGGGTATGTAAACCAAGCATTATCTAAAAATAGGCAAAATGCAAGGTAAATTATCTTTACACGATTTTGAAAAATAGATAGGAAAAAGTGTGGAAAACCAATGGGTTGTATGTAGACATCTAAAAAATCTACGAATTTTTAGGAGAAGGGGGTCACAAATTCTAAGGGGCGGGGTGAGTGTTAAGTGTAAAGGTAAGCAAAACTGACCTAATTGAAAATTTGTAGTGCGTATCATTGAAAAAAACATGTATTTATTATATTATTAAGATATTTTACTACTACTACACACCTTGGTGTTAACCCAGTTCTTGTGGAAAATCAATGGCTTAGCGGGAACTTTACGCCATATGGGTAATCTTTACCCTAACACAACGAATGTAAAGTTATGATAGGTAAAAATGCCTACGTAATGAAATCAATGACTTAGCTTATGTAAAGCTGCGGCCCCCCGTCTAAGTGATGTAAGGCTAGGCTCTACGTTAGGACCTACAAGCCCCCGACGTATGGCGAGAGTATCGAGCAAACCTTACACGCGATCGCGCGCAGCGCGTCGCTCCTTTACACACCTGTGGTTGCTGTGCGGCAGACATGCGAAAACCCCGCCCAATTTCTTGGGCGGGGTCAGTGTTAAGCGAAGAGGAAGTAAAGGAAGAGGAGGATCACTGTGGCTCCCATCAGCGCTTGCCCTAACATGTTAAATGTAAAGATGGGCTTCGGATGGGCGTCAAGGTAGCGCTGAGCGTTGCGCTGTCCCAGTCTGGACATGTCCATGTCCCGAGCGTTCTGGCTCGCGCGCAGTGTAAGCTTCTTATCCTGCGCAGCATTGCGTTGTTCTTTGGTCATCATGTTTCCTTTGTGTAAGAGGCAGGGCGCTTGCGCGCCCTGCCTGTCTGTCACTTCTGCGCTGCCATCAGCGATTGCAGCATCGCCATCATCGCGGCCAGATCAGGTGCGGCCGGAGCCTCGGGAGCCGGAGCGGCGGGAGCCGCCTTGGCCTTGCCCTTGGCCTGAACCTTGGCCGGAGCCGGAGCGACCGGGGTCGCAGGCTTCTTTTCTTCCCGTGACCGAGCCAAGCGGCGGTCGATCACCAGAAGGTCGCCGAACCGTGTGATCACGGCGTCGAAGTTTTCGGCGTCTTTGCCAGCCGCTGCGACGAGCGCAGCATCCTTGGCGCGGCACTTGCCGCCCGGCGTCACGCCATCCAGAGTGATGGTGAACGTGAGGGTGACAGGCGACATTGCGACGTATTGAGCCATGACATTTCTCCATGTGTATGTCATAGGTGCCGACAGGGCACCACTGTTGCAGGTGCTAGTCTCTAACGATGTCAAAGAGCATGGGCGTCGCCGCCCGGTCACTCACTACTCAGTCACTCACTACCCCTTCTTTATGGCAGGGGTCGCCGCTTTTGTCAAAATCCTGCGCACATAGGGTCGCGCGGCCGCCTTATATCACGTCGCGCCGCGCGGGGGCAGGCATAGGGGGGTGGGGGGGTTGGACAGCGAATTTTCTGGCCCCCCCTAGTGTAGTAAAGCTCACACAACAAAACCCGAAATTTACAATACCTTTACATCCTAACATTACATACATTCATCCTTACACCACCCACCCCCGTCTCAATACCCCTTATAAAATTTTCCAGCCAAAAAACCAAAACCTTTACATTATATTTTTACCACAAGCCGGGCGCTTAGCGCCTTGACTACTACGCCCCCGCTGCGTTACCATCACGCACATGTACATGAGCCCCGTCCAGACCAAGTGGAGCGACCGCTTCGCCTTTGATCTCGCCCTCCTCCTTGAGGGGAGTGGTGAAAAGCTGGATGAGCTTCTGGACAGACACGAACTGGATGCCAACGACCTTCTGAAATACAAGAAGGACACAAACTTCCTCAAGAAGGTCGAGGCATACAGGGAAGAAGTACACACTAAGGGGCTCACGTTTAAGGTCAAGGCGCGTGCACAGGCGGAGGAGCTCCTCCGCACCAGCTGGTTGCTGATCCATGACCCGATCGTGAGCCCCGCAGTGAAGGCTGACCTGATCAAATCCACTGTGAAGTGGGCTGGACTGGATACAACGCCTGCCAACGAGGCCCAAAACGCAGCCGGTGGCGTCACGATCACCATAAATCTGGGTGGACAGACGCTGGATGTGACGGCAAGGCCCGCAATCGAGGCCGAAGTGGAGCCGGAGTACACGGATTACGTGGATGAGGAGTGAAATCCACGACTTCTACGCGCTTTCGGACCTCCAAACCTTCCTGACAGCCCTCTCCCAAGCCAAAAAATCCTTCAGAACGGCCCGAAATGGCCGGCCCAAGCCCGGCAAGTGGCTCTACAGGGTGGTTGTCTATGGCTGATGTTGACCTTATCGCGCTGGATGGCGGCTACGTGCTGATGACAGACGGGAAAGTGCTGCCGATCACCCGACTTACCGACGCCGACGGGGATGAAACCGATGATCCCTATGAGGCCGTGGTCTGTGTGGCCGGGGAGGACGGGTATGGCTGGCTAACGATCGCCATCCACCCGGAAGACTCTTCTCCGATGGAAGTGCACTGATGCCGCTTGATATTTCCTACACACCGACCCCCACAGTCAGCCGATTCATGGGCTCAGACGCCCGGATGCGCGTTATCATGGGCCCTGTGGGCTCCGGCAAGTCCGTGGCGTGCTGCTTTGAGATCATCCGCAGGGCCGGGCAGCAGAAGCCCAACGCGCAGGGGATACGGAAGTCACGCTGCATCGTGGTTCGTGAGACAGTGCGCCAGCTGACAGACACCACCATCAAGACCTTCACGGACTGGTTCCCTCCGGGGGTCTGCGGGACGTATCTGCGCACAACCAAGACCTATTACTTCAAGGTGGGCGACGTTGAGTGCGAGATCATGTTCCGGGCACTGGATGACTCGGACGACGTGGCTAACCTGAACTCACTGGAGGCGACCTTCGCGTGGGTCAACGAGAGCAGGGACATTCACCCGGATATTCTCGATGCGCTGTCCAAGCGGGTGGGTCGTTTTCCCTCGGCCAAGGACGGTGGGGCGTCGTGGTTCGGTAT